GGTCGGGCATCATTTCAAATCACTCAGGAGTAAAGACTATGGGTTTTCTTGGCGAAACATTTGACATCAACGACATTCCAGAAGCAGAGAAGCGTGACTTTGATCCTGTCCCTGCCGGATGGTATACGGCCACCATCGCTAACGCAGAGCTTCGCGACACGAAGGCCGGGACGGGAAAATATATTTCTGTCCGGTTTGACATCACCGGACCGGAGCATCAGGGGCGCGTGGTGTTCACCAACCTGAACACCAGCAACCCAAACCCGAAAGCTGAAGAAATCGGTCGGCAACAATTGGGCGAAGTGATGCGTTCCGTTGGCCTTCAGAAACTTGAGGACACCGACCAGCTTCTGGGCGGTAACTTGAGCATCAAGGTCACGGTCAAAAACGATCCCACCTATGGTGCGGGCAACGAGGTCCGAGGATTTAAGGCCATTGAAGGATCGACGCCGCCAGTTTCTGCACCGGCTGCTGCTGCCGCACCGGCACCGGCAACTTCCGCCGCAGCGCCTTGGGCAAAATGAAGGATAGGCCGGGGGGAAACTCCCGGCCACTTTTTAACTCAATTAAATAGGAGGTTTAAATGGGCAAGCGATCAAACTTTGAGCGCGTGGAGCGTGACTTTTACCCAACTCCCTATGCAGCAGTGGTTCCGCTGCTGCCGCATCTGTCTCCTGAGACATGGTTCCATGAACCGTGCGTTGGCGATGGCGACCTTGTGATGCACCTTGAGCGCAACGGTCATGTGTGCGCTCAACGGGGAGATATTTCGACTGGGCAGGACGCGCTAAAAATCCATGACACGCAGCAGGGGGATATGTTCATAACGAACCCGCCGTGGGACAGGAAGATTCTGCACCCGTTGATTGACGCGCTGCCGCGAATCGCGCCGACGTGGCTTCTGTTTGACGCCGATTGGATGCACACGCGGCAATCTGCGCCGCTCATGCACAACTGCCGCAAGATCGTTTCGGTCGGTCGGGTGAAGTGGATTCCCGGCAGCAAGATGACCGGCAAGGATAATTGCGCTTGGTATCTTTTCACGAAAGAGAAAGCCGCGCACACCGAGTTTCACGGGAGAGCACAGGACTTTTACAGAATTACGCGGAAGATCACATGACCGCAATTCCAGAACCAATCCACACCATCGTTAATCTGATTGACGAACATCACGCAAGCCAGCCGGACGAACCACGCGGCCACCTTGGCTGCTCCTTGCTGGGCCACCCGTGCGAACGCTGGCTGTGGCTGTCTTTCCGGTGGGCGGTGAAGGAGAAATTCCAAGGGCGCATTCTGCGATTGTTTCGGCGCGGGCATAAAGAGGAGGCCAACTTTATCGCAGACTTGGAGGCCATTGGCGTCAATTTCTCAAGCCATCAAGAACACGTTGACCTTGGGTCGCATGTCGGCGGTTCGACGGATGGCACTATCGAGGGCGGCGTCCCTGGCGCGGAGAGGACACGGCACGTTGCGGAGTTTAAAACTCACGCAAAGAAATCATTTGACGACCTTGTGAAGAAAGAGGTGAAGGCCAGCAAGCCCATGCACTGGGCGCAGATGCAATTATATATGCTCGGCACCGGAATCAAGCGTGCGCTTTATTTGGCCGTCTGCAAAGACGACGACCGCCTGTATTCTGAGCGCGTGAAATTTGACAAGGAAGCGGCGGAGGCTCTGCGAGATCGAGGCCACCGGGTTGCGCTGGCGGAACGTATGCCGGACCCTCTTTCGTCTGATCCAAGTTGGTATCAATGCAAGTGGTGTCCGGCTCACAGCTTCTGCCATGATCGCCGGTTAACTCAGCAAGTTAATTGCCGGACTTGCGCTCACGCTACGCCGGAGAAGGACAGCACTTGGTCCTGCGCCCGTTGGGCTAGAGGTGAAGGAAATCAAATCCCACTAGAGTTTCAGGCGACCGGCTGCGACAGTCATGTGCTACATCCAGACATGGTGCCGTGGCCTCAAAAAGACAGTAACGATCCGCACGAAGCTGTCTACGAGATCGACGGCAAAGACGTTCGCAACGGTGAGGGTGACGCATACGTTTACAGCAGCAAGGAGTTGGTTGTTGGCGGCGAGGCGTGCGCGAATGAACTTGTTGCGCTGACGCGGGAAACATTTCCAGGTGCGAAAGTTGTGGGGGTGCGCGATGCTCCGTGATTACCAGCAGCGAACAATCGACCAGCTATACAAATGGTTCTCGGATGGCCGCAAGGGCCACCCGTGCATTGAACTGCCGACCGGATCAGGGAAAAGCCACATCGTTGCGGCGCTCTGCAAGGAGGCACTGACCAAATGGCCGGAAACCCGCATCCTGATGCTAACGCACGTCAAGGAACTGATTGAGCAGAACGCCGAGAAGATGCTGACGCACTGGCCCAACGCTCCGCTCGGCATTTATTCGGCGGGCATGAGGCGGCGAGATATTGGCGAGCCGATTACGTTTGCCGGTATCCAGTCGGTGCGAAACAAAGCGGACCAGATTGGTCACGTTGATCTGGTGCTGATCGATGAATGCCATCTGGTCAGCCACAAGCAGGAAGGCGGATACCGAAATCTGATTGACGACCTGACGGCAATCAATCCGGCACTGCGGGTGATCGGGCTGACAGCTACGCCATACCGCCTGGGTCACGGATACATCACCGACGAACCGGCAATGTTCTCCGACATCATTGCGCCGGTCAGCATCGAAGAACTGATCCACAAAGGATTTCTTGCGCCGCTTCGGTCGAAGCTGACCGCGCATCAGCTTTCTGTTGATGGCGTCCACAAGCGCGGCGGTGAATATATCGAGAGCGAACTACAAGCCGCCGTTGATACGGACGATCACAATGTTGCAACGGTGGATGAGGTCATTGGCTTGGCCGGTGATCGCCGGTCATGGCTGTTTTTCTGCGCTGGCGTTAAACACGCGCACAACGTGGCTGACATCCTCGATGCTCGGGGGATAACTGCGGCTTGCATAGTCGGGAAGACGCCGAAGGCAGAACGCGAGCGGATCATTGCCGGTTTTAAATCTGGCGAAATTAAGGCTCTGACGAACGCCAATGTATTGACGACCGGGTTCGATCACCCTGACCTCGATCTGATTGCCATGCTGCGGCCAACGCTATCGACCGGGCTATATGTGCAGATGGCCGGTCGCGGAATGCGCCCTAAGTCTCACACTGACCACTGCCTTGTTCTGGACTTTGCCGGAGTGGTGCAAACGCATGGCCCCATCACGGCGGTCAATCCAAAGAAGGCAACAGGCAAAGGCGAGGGCGAGGCTCCGGCTAAAGTTTGCGAAGCCTGCAATGAATTGAATCACATATCAGCCAAGGAGTGCGTTGCTTGCGGCGAACCGTTTCCGATTCCAAAACCGCCGAAGCAAAAACTGCACGACGACGACATCATGGGCATAGATGCACAAGAGATGCCTGTGACCGAATGGAAATGGCGGCGGCACGTCAGCCGCGCTAGCGGCAAACAAATGCTGATGATCACTTACTACGGCGCGCTATCGGACAAGCCGGTGAACGAATACCTGACGGTCATGCACGACGGCTACGCTGGTCAGAAGGCGCGGACCCTGCTTGCCAACTTGGTTATGATGTCGAAGGCGGGTGACGTGATGAAAAATCAAACGCTGGACGATGTTGCTCGCGATCTAAATCAAGCACGTCCGCCGATGGCGATTAAATTCAAAAAAGATGGCAAATTCTTCCGCGTGACAAGAAGGGATTGGGATGAAAACCGAGCATGAGGAACAGCGCGAATTGGTGATGTGGTTCCGCCAGGCACATCGCGGCGTGCGTATATTTGCCATCCCCAACGGCGGCCAGCGGAGTCGCACGACAGGCGCGAAGCTGAAGGCGGAAGGCGTCAGCGCCGGAGTGCCTGATTTATATATTCCGGCGTGGCGATGCTGGATTGAGATGAAGCGCGAGAAGGGCGGAAAAATCTCGCCGGTTCAAAAGGACTGGATTGCGTATCTGGAAAGCATCGGCGACACGGTGATCATCGGCAATGGCTGCGAGGACGCCCAGAATAAGATTAAACTTTTGTGCAAATAGGTGTTTACACCAAGGTCGAAACCTTGTATGATGATTTTAATGGAGCAACCGGATAGGCCGACCGCTCCAGAACAAGGAGACCACCAGATGACGACCTACACAGTGACAATCAAAAAACAATTCCCGGCATGGGACGAAAACGAGGGTCTGGGCTACTACGGGGTCGAGGCTGAATCCAAGAGCGCGGCAATAAAAATTATCCGAAACCAAGCTCGCTGGGACGGCAACACGGGGCCGGGGCAAGGCCGCCAGACATTTTCCGCAGTCGCTGAATAACCAACAGCCGGGGGCTTCGGCTCCCGGCACCAAGGAGACTGAAATGGATAAGTCATTCAAGTCCGCATACATCGACAGCCCGGCCCTGCTGATGGCCTCCCTCACCC